GGAAGACGACAAATATAATAGATTATGTATTTCTATGCCACCAGGAACACAAAAAACTACACTGGAAAAATTTTTTTGCTCTTGGATAATTGGCAAGCACCCTAAAGATTACAGCCTTTTCTTTTCTCACAGCAACGAAATTACAGGAAAGTTTTATAAAGGAGTGCTTGACATAACAACAGATGATAAAGAATATAAATGGAATGTTATTTTCCCTAATTTACCATTACAAAGCACAAATGCACAGGCACAAGAAGCTAATTTCGGTAAATACAAAGCATTTTCAAGTATTCAATGCTCATCAATAGGAGCTAAGAATGCTGGTAAGGTTAGAACTAACCGTTATTTATATTGTGATGACCTTATAGGTTCTATTGAAGAAGCACTTAATCCAATAATTCTTGAAAAAATATGGAGAATTTATGGAGTCGATTTAAAGCAAAGAAAGCTAAACGAACAAGTAAAAGAAATAATTATAATGACCAGATGGAGCACAAAAGACATTATTGGACATATTATTGAGCTTTATGGAAACGACCCAAAGTTAAAAATTATTTCGATTCCAGATATTGACCCCAAAACAGGGAAAAGCAATTTTGACTATGAATATAATGGAATGTCGGTAGAATTTTTTAATGATCAAGCACTGACAATGGATGATATATCTTATAGATGTCTTTATAAGCAAGATCCAATAGAACGTGAGGGATTGCTTTATCCAGAAAACAAAATAATGAGATACAAAGAACTTCCTAAAACACGAATTAAAAGAATTACTGGACAATGTGACACGAAATCCTCTGGTACTGATTTTTATGTGTTTCCTTGCCTGGTTGAATTTGAAGGATATGAGGGAACGTATTACTGCACTGATACTATATGCAACAATTCGGCAGATTACGAAAAACAATATGAAAATTCAGCAAATTTAATTGTCGATAACGAAATACAAGATTGCGATTTTGAAGCTAATCAAGGCGGAGATAGAGTTGCAAATGAAGTCAGAAAACGAGTAGAAGAAAAAGGCTGGTTATGCAATATATCAGACACTGCAACTGAAACAAACAAAGAAGCAAGAATATTTCAATGTTCTAGTTGGGTATTGCAACATATTGTGTTTAAAGATAGAAGCCTATATGAACCTAAGAGCGATTATGCAGAGATGATGAGTTGGTTATTGAAATATTCAGTATCTGGTAAAAATTTGCACGATGATGTACCGGATGTTTTTTCAAATTTTGCATTAAGAATGAAAAGAGGAAATAGAGTAAAAAAGACAGTAATTATATCAAGTCCAATATAACAGGAGGGAATTTATGGTAACAAAGGAAGTTTTATCGCAATATTCGGATTTACAGGAAGAAGTAAAAGAAGTAAGACTAAAGATAGAACGGCTTGAAAGAGATATAGGCAAAATTGAAGCTGGAGAAATGGTTATAGATTCTGTTAGCGGTGGCAATGGTGGCAAACAGCATTTTAAGATTGAAGGCATACCATTTCCAGAGTACAGCAGAAAGAAAACACTTCTTTATGCTAGAAAAGCCACATTGCAGTTGCTTGAAGATGATTTGTTGGAAAAAACCAATGAGGTTGAAGAATTTATTGCAAGCGTTGACGATAGTAGAATGAGAAGAATAATCAATCTTAGATTTTTAGAAAATAAGACTTGGATTCAGATAGCACATATCATAGGTGGCAACACAGAAAGTAGCGTAAAAATGGCTTTTCAAAGATTTATTGAAAAAAATTAAAAGATGTTACGATTGTGACGAAAAAATTATGTATTATTACAATGAGCAAAGCAAATTTCATAAACATGTATAATCCTTATCGAAAAGCATCGTCATTTAATTATGGCGGTGCTTTTACTATGTAACGAGGTAACAATATGATTTTTTATACAAACAAAGACAAGTCAATTATGTGTCCGAACTGCCATAAGTTTTTGACTAAGGCAGACAGCAAAGACCCACGAACACATAAATTAGCGTGCAAGCATTGCCACAAATGGATATGGTATGTACCTAACGATGATGATGATTTTCAAATTAAGGAAATACCACAAAGCAGAAGTTCAAGCGGTATGACATTTTATTAGAGGTGTAGATAATGCAAACAGGAAGAATTGCTATTTATACAGGTGCAAAAGAAATAACACCTGACAATATAATACCAATTTTGCGTGAAGCAATTTTGGAACATGATATTAATTCCAACAGAATACAGTTTCTTCTTGATTATGACGCAGGAATACAGCCGATAGTTAGGAAGAATCCAAAGACTTACAGACCAGACATTGACTGTGAGTGCTGTGATAATGTGGCTAACGAGGTCACAGAGTTTAATTTAGGCTTTAAGTGGGGAAATCCTATAACGCTAGTTCAAAATGGCGACAATGAGGATTCTAACCTCACAGAAGCTATAGCAGAATTAAACAGTTGCTACGAATCACAGAACGCAAGACAGAAGCAACAGGAACTTGCAAGATATGTTGAAATCGGTGGTGTTGGCTATGTCCTTATTGATGTGAATACGGAATATGAGGATGGGGAAAGCTATTTCACATATGATGTATTAGACCCAAGAACAACATTTGTTGTAAGGTCAACAGCTTATAGTGGCAAGAGGATTATTCTTGCAGGCACTTATATCAAAGACAAACATAGCGGTGCAAGATATTACACCTGTTTTACAAAAGATATTCGCTATGAAATTACCGACGGAATAAAAATCACTAACGGACCAGAAAAAGGAAAAACGAAATGGGGATTTTTAGAGAGAAGTGGGGAAGAGAATCCATTACATAAAATTCCTATTATTGAATATACAAGGTCATTTGATAGAATGGGCTGTTTTGAACGTCAAATATCTGAAATGGATAACTTAAACCTACTCATTTCAGATTTTACAAATGATGTTGAACAGAATACACAAGCAGTATGGCACACAAATGATGTTGATTTCCCGGTTGAACAGGAAACGACAGTTGATAAAGATGGGACACCACATATCACTGAAAAAGTAAGAAAGCCAAAATCTGGAGAATGGATGCAGACCTATACATCAGCAGATGGCAAAACCCCAATAGTTGAGCCGCTTGCAATTAATTACGATTACACAGGTATGCTTAACAATATTCAATCAAGGCGACAGATAATCTTGCAGAAATGCAATGTGCCACAACGAAATGATAACAGTGGTGGTAGTACAGGAGTTGCAATGTCAGACGCAACAGGCTGGTCACAGGCTGAGACAGCGGCGGCAAAACAGCAATTAATTACTGATGACTGCAAAATGGAAGAGATAAAAGTTGTTCTTGCGGCTATCAAGTTGTCAAACAATGTTAACAGCAGCAATCCGTTACTTAAATTAAGGGCAAGAGATGTAAAACCTAACATTAAGCGGCAAAAAACTTATGAAATGTCAACTAAGGTTAACGCTATGGCGACATTGATAAGCCACGGATTTAGCCTTAAAGATGCAGTTGATGCAATCCCATTCTTTGATGACCCTAACGATGTTGTAGCAAGAAGCGGAGAAATGGTTAAGGCATATCAAGACAGCATAATCAACAAAGATACACAGAATCAAGCAGAGGGCGGAGATGGTGAACAATCACCTAACAAAGACCGCACAATGCAAGACTTATCAGACCAGACAGAAAATAGTCCGGTTATAGATAAGAGCAGGACAGATAAATAATTGATATTGAGCCACAGGGTAGAAATACCTTGTGGCTTTTTATATGCCCTAGAGAAAGGGCAATACAAATATCGCAAGAAGTTGAGAGAACAACAAAAAACGCAGAAAGCAGAGGTAAAAAAATTATGGCAGATGTAACTAACACAACAACAGAACCAACAACTAATAATGAGCCACAGAACGAAGAGCAGACACCTAGTGTAGAAGAACTTATGGCACAGCTTGCTAGTGAAAGAGCTGAAAAAGAGAAGTATAAGAACGCTTCCGATAAAGCCAGTTCAGAAGCAGCTAAGTACAAGAAAGAACTTCGTTCAAAGCAGACAGCAGAAGAACAGGAAGCGGAAGCAAAGGCGGAAGCTGAAAAGTTGCAGGCTGAAAAGTTCGAGAACATGAGCAAAGAGCTTAATCATATGAAAGCTGTCAATGCTTATCAGAAAGTTATAGGCGATGGAAAGGATATTGATTCTTTGATTGAGGCAGTTGCAGACGCAGACCATAGCCTTATAGCAACTGTAATTGCCAATGAAGTGCAAAGACAGGTTAAAGAAGCTAAGGCAGAGTGGCTTAAATCAAGACCGGCTATTAATGCAGGCGGTGGAGAAGAAAGCGCGATAACACAGGAACAGTTCAACAAGATGAATTACCACGAAAGAGTGGAGTTCAAAAATAAGAATCCAGAGCTTTATAAGAAGTTCACAGAGTAGAAAACGGAGGTAAATAAACTATGCCACAGACTAAGTTAGCAAATTTAGTAGACCCACAGGTAATGGCTGATATGGTATCAGCTAAGTTACCAAAGAAGATTAAGTTTTCGCCTATTGCAAGAGTTGATACAACACTTGTAGGCAGACCGGGAAGCACTATTGTTGTCCCAAAATACGCTTATATAGGTGATGCACAGGATGTAGCAGAAGGTGTTGCTATGGGTACAACAGTACTTACAACATCTACAACAGAAGCAAAGGTTAAGAAAGCAGGTAAGGCTGTAGAGCTTACAGATGAATCAGTATTATCTGGTTATGGCGACCCACTTGGTACAGCTATCAATCAGATTGCTATGTCAATCGCTGCAAAGGTTGATAATGACAGCTATGACGCACTTTGCACAGCACCTATTGATCACGATGGAACAGCAGCACCTATCAGCTATTCAGCAGTTGTAGCGGCTAATAGCAAGTTTGATGATGAATCTGATTCATCACTTACAAAGATATTATTCATTAATCCAGCGCAGGAAGCCACATTGCTTAATGACGATGATTTCAAGAGCAATGACAAGTACCCACTTAATGTAATTATGAATGGAACTATCGGTTCTATTGCGGGAGCGCAGGTTGTTAAGTCAAAGAAAGTTAAGTTAGTTAAGTATGAGCTTGATGATTCAACAGGAACAATCAATGTTGTAGCTGATACAACAAGCGAGGATGCAACGAATGTTCATCTTGACACAGCACTTGCACATACGCTTAAGCCAAAGGGTAAGGAAATCAAGGTAGGTAGCAAGTTAAAGGCTGTTGCAACAGAGTTCTACGCTTGTCCTATTGTTATCGTATCAGCAGAAGACCCTAACGAGGACACAGGTGCAGATGGCGTATCAGAGGAAGAGAACGCACTTACAATCTATATGAAGAGAAGCGTTGAGATTGAATCAGACAGAGATATTCTTGCAAAGACAACTGTTATCTCTGGTGATGAACACTATACAGCAGTCTTAAGCAATGATTCAAAGGTTGTTCTTGCTAAGTTTGGAAAGTAAGAGGTGTTTATATGTTATTAAGACGACATAAAATCAACGCCGCAAAGCAGAGCGAAGAAGTAACAGCAGATAATGTAAGACAGGAAGCTGTTTATGGAGATGAGCTTAAGTATGAGGAAGAGCAGGACAAGTTCCCTGTTCAACCTACAAGCGATTACACAAAGACAGCTATTAAGCGTATGCCAACAGCGGACTTGCAGACACTTGCCTTAGAACAAGGTATTGAGAACGCAATGGAGCTTACAGGAGCAGAACTTAAAGAATTGTTAATTGAGAAATTAGGATTATAGGAGCTGAAATTATGGAATACACCACATTAGAGCAAGTCAAAATCAGACTTAAACAATTTCATATTGATACAGTCACAAATGATGATAATACAACATCTGATGTGGTAGTGTTCGATAGCAAAGTAGATAATCCGGTAATCGAACAGCTTATTAAACAGGCTACAGAAGAAGTAAAGGCAAGAAGAAATTACCCTGACAGCTACACAGACGAAATGATAACCGAGGACTTAAAGAAGTTTGAGAGTGTTATCGTTAATCTGGCTGTCTATGACCATTCACAGGCTGGTGAAGCATTTATGGCAAGCTACAATGAAAATGGCATTAACAGAACTTGGAGAGATAGAGACAGCTTATTTGTTGGGGTATTTCCATTTGCTAAAGTATTATAACGCCTATAGGGCATTACAGAATATTAAAGAAGATTGTGCGTTACCATTTTGCTGATGTCGGCAATATGGTAGCAGGCGGCACACATTAAGGGTGGTGGGCAGCGTGCCATTATTAATTATGAAAGGCGGTATATCAATGCCAATAGCAGTAATTATAAGCATTATTTCAGTTGCTTTTTCCGTCTTTTTCGGACTGTTTACCTTAGGACTTAATCTTAAGAACAACAAAAAGTCTGACAATGCAGAACTTACGGAGCGTGTAAAGGAAAATACACGCATAAATATGAAACTCGACACAATATCAAGCAACACAACAGAGATAAAGAATGAAGTTACAGAAATGAGAAAAGAACTTAATTCTCACGATAACAGGATTATTAAGGTTGAGGAAAGTGTAAAGTCGGCGCACCACCGAATAGACGGATTGGAAGCGCGGCTTAATGAAGATAAGGAGGTATAGCAGAATGGATATAACATCAGTATCAACAGTAGTTGCAATCGTTGTAATTACATATCTGATAGGCTTAGGAGCTAAGGCAATTCCACACATTAAGGATAATTACATCCCTATAATCGTAGGCGTTGCAGGCGGTATCTTAGGCGTTATAGGTATGTATGTAATACCGGACTTTCCGGCAAATGACATTCTTAATGCAATCGCAGTAGGAATTGTGTCCGGATTATCAAGCACAGGCGTTAATCAGATTTATAAGCAGGTAAAGAACAATGCTTGACATTAATAAGCAGGCTATGAAGTATTCACTTCAAGGGCAGACAGTAACTATCTATGAAAGAGATGATGACGGCAATATCCTTTATGAGGGATATACCGACACAGAGGGCAACTTCATTCCTTATCTTGATGATGAGGGAAATAAGATACCAAAAGTTCTTGAAGAGAAAACGGGCTTTTCAGAGCCTGCGGATTTCAAAGCAAATATAGCTTTCAGCGGTGGAGAAGCACAGAGTAAAGAATACGGCTTTGATACGGCTGATTTTGACGCTATTTTACTGACAGATAGGAATACACTACCTATTCAAAAGGGCGACCTTATCTGGCTTAATAGCAAGCCTACATACACATCTGACAGACTTGTTGATGAAACATCAGCAGATTTCACGATTGTAGGCATTAAGCCGGCACTATATTCAACTAAGTATATGCTTAAAGCGGTTATAAAGTAGGTGCATTATGGCAAGACATACAATTAATATATCATTGTCTGAAAAGTCCGTAAATGAAGCTATCAGACAGCTACAACAGTATAAGCAGAGTTTACAGTATAAATGTGGATTGCTTGTCGAACGATTAGCAGAATTAGGCGACAAAGCGGCAATTATGAGTGTTAATGAAAGTCCATTAGGCAGGACAGTAACATTGAGAGTTGACAGAAAGCCTATTCAAGATGGCTACCAAGCTATTTTAATTGCTACCGGTAAAACTGTTGAGGTAGAAGATAGAGAGCCATTTTACACGCTATTAGCGATTGAATTTGGTGCTGGTATTTATTACAACAGCGGCAACGAGAACCCAAAGGCTAATGATTTCGGCTTGGGCGTAGGGACATATCCGGGGCAGATACACGCATTTGAAGATGGCTGGTACTACTTAGGCAATGATAATCAATGGCACTACACGCACGGCGTTAAAGCTACAATGCCTATGTATAACGCTACAATAGAGATTATTAATCAGTATAAGCAGATAGCAAGAGAGGTGTTTAGCTAATGGCAAATGCAAATAATTGGGCGATAGACCTTGAAAATACAGTCACAGCACTTGTCAAGGCTAAAACCCTAACACAGCTTAAAAAAACATATCCAAAGATAGTCATAACAAATGAGGGGGAAAACAGCGGTCAAGCAGCATTCCCAACAGTATACATTCATTTACTGCCAGCAGTAGAACAAGGACAAACGCTTGACGGACAAACAATAAACGCATTGTTAGCAACATTTCAAGTAGATGTTACCACTAACACAAGCAAATCTGACTGTCGCAAGGTTATGGCAGAAATTACAGATACATTTAAAACAATGAGATTTCAAGGCAATGCAATGCCAGAGTTCTCAATCAGTAACAAAGTACATAAGAGTACCGCTAGATTCAGAAGAATGATAGCGGCAAATGACAGATTAATGTAACAAAGAGCAGAAATGCTCTTATTTTTTGCAAATTTTTAGGAGGTAAGAAGATATGGCAGATACAGTAGCAGGATTAAGCGCACTGGGAATCACGTTTAGTTATGGTGTTGAAACTACAGCAGGTACTAAACCAACAGCGTTTAAACTTCTTCATAGAATCAATTCTATTGATGAGATTACAGTAACCCCAGAGGCTATAGATGCATCAGCACTTGAAGATTTACAGACAAGAAACATTGCAGGTAGAGACACAGTTACAGATACAGTTGCGGTAACAGTTAATAAGACAGAAGCTACAATTAAGGAGTGGAAAGACCTTATTACAGAATATAAGGCTTTAACTGGCGGTAAGAGAATGTGGTTTCAAGAGATTACTCCGGGTATATCAGATGCGGAGTTCTTTGTTGCACAGCCGCCTTCAAAGTTACCAATTACAGGCAAGGAGCAAAATTCACTTCTTACAATGGCTATCAACCTTATTATTGAGGATATGGTAGGAACAGATACAGCAGTAACCCCAACATCGGGGGAATGATAAGCCAATCGACTAAATCAAAGGCTGTGTCGATTGGTGGCACAAACGCCAAAACAGCCGACTACACATCATATCTTGATGATGTAACAGAATAATTAATTTAAAAGACAGGCGCGGTGTAAAATCCGCACCTTTCCCTATATGGACGATAGGGTGGGAAAGGGTAAAAATTATGATGAATATTAATGTAAATGGAAAAGAATACAAAGTTGAGTTTAGCTTCGGTGCAGCAGAATGCAAGGAAATTGTGCAGAAAATGTTTTCTGTCGTTAATGGTTCTTACTTACTTGCACAGACAGATAAGAGTGTTGCACAGGCTTCCTTTGATGGATTGGCAAATATGACAGCAGATGTGCCAGAGATTTGCATTTTAGCCATTTATGCAGGCTGTATTGACAATAACCCAGTAACTATGGATGAAGCAAAGGAACTCACTAGAGCATATATTACAGAGAAGAGAAAGACAGATAAGAGTTATGGATATAGAACATTGTTTGAAGAAATCAAGAAAGCGATGGAAGATGATGGTTTTTTCGAGCTGTCGGGAATAACAGCGATGTTAGAGGAAATGGCGGACAATGTGGAAGAAGCAACACAGGAACAGAAGAAGCCGACAGTAGTACCACAAGACCACAAGAAAAAGCAGACTTCCACAAAATAATCTGGGAAGAATACTTTGTTTTAGCCAGTTCACTAGGCGTTAGTTATTCAGACTTTCTTAAAATGACACCTAAAAAGCTATGGGCTGTTGTAGAGGGCAAGAAACTTGAAAGGCAACGAATGGATTCAGATATATGGCTTGCGATAGGTAGTTACATACTCCCAGCAATCAAGATAGGTGTTAGAAGTGGTGCTTGGGGTAAAGGCGAGCTTGAATACCCAGACAAGCCTATTTATAGAGATATTAACAAAAAAGAGAACAGCAAAGATGAAATACAAAGAAAGAGAGAAGAGTTTGTTTTGAATATGAAAATACGAAAAGCAAACTGGGATTTAACACACCCTAAATAAGCCGGAGGTATAAGCGTGGAATTAGATTCATTAGAAGTCAAAATTACCGGTACTGCCACTAAAGCTATCAATTCTGTTGATAAACTGATAAATCAGCTTACAAGGCTGTCAACATCACTTGCAACTGTGAATGGTTCATCACTAAGCGGTCTTGCAAATGGTGTTAGTCAGTTAGGCTCTGCTATGCAGAATATGAACGCAGGAACAGCAGATTTTACAAGGCTCGCCAAGAATATCACAAAGATAGGTTCTGTTGATTCAGTTGCACTAACTAACACAGCTACATCACTTCAAGCTGTCACAAAGGCAGTTGCAAGCATATCAGCTATTCCGCAAAATGCAACACAGGTCACAGAATTTGCAAAGTCACTTGGTAAGCTAGGCAGTAAAAGTATTGAAAATGCCGTTGTAAACATTCCAAAGCTAGGCAATGCTTTAAATGGTTTAATGACAACGCTATCAAGAGCGCCAACAGTAAGCCAGAATGTTATTCAAATGACTAACGCATTGGCTAATCTTGCTAGTCAAGGTAGTAAGGTGGGTACTTCTTCAAACTCACTTCAAAAGTCGCTGTATGGCGTTTCTGCAAGTGCTAGAACAGCAACTAAAAGCAGTTGGAGTTTGGCGAGTGCAATAGGTAAGTTTTATGCAACTTATTTTATGGTAATTCGTGGCAGTAAGAAACTTGTAGAAGCCATTAAATCAACAACAGATTACATTGAAGCGTTTAACTATCAAGCGGTAGCATTTGGCAAGATTGGTTCAGAATGGGATAAGGATTACGAAAAGTACGGATATGATAACGCTACGGCATACGCAGAAAGCTTTCAGAACAGGGTTAATGATACTCTTGGAAAGTTATCTGGATTGAAAGTTAATGTTCAAGGCGGTCTGCTTGAAGAAAGTGGAGCAAAAAACTTAGGACTTAACATACAAGAGATAACGCAGTACGCTTCGCAGCTGGCTTCTGTTACTAATTCGTTAGGACAGACTGGTGAAGCGACAACAGCTATAACAAAGTCAATGACAATGCTTGCAGGCGATATAAGCTCGCTTTTCAATGTGGACTACTCAACAGTAGCACAGAACTTACAAAGCGGTTTAATCGGTCAATCAAGGGCATTGTACAAGTATGGTATTGATATTACCAATGCTACATTAGCGACGTATGCTTACAACTTAGGCATTTCTAAGTCGGTGTCTGAAATGACACAGATGGAAAAACAACAGTTAAGAGTGTTAGCGATATTAGACCAATCAAAAGTATCTTGGGGTGATTTAGCTAATAGACGGAAGAAAGTTAATGATATAGCTTATCTTCCAAGTGTTGCATAAGAATAGAAATATCTTATGGCAATCGGGCAAAATCGGCGAAGGCTAAAGTTTTCAACTATGCTAATACCGAGATAACTCAATAGATTACGAACAGGCTATTGAGTATCGTAACGAGTAGGAATTGAATAAATATAATATTCCCAAGAGTGTCCGACACTACTGCATATAGGGCAGTATGAGGTGGAAGTGGCTACCACCAAACCAAACGCAAAAACGTGGGTGATAATGTACTCTGAACTTATAGGAAACTATAAGAAGTATAGGATAAAGAGCCTATACGATAACAAATTTGACAATCAACTCCCCAAGTAATATGTTACGCCAGTTCAGTAACAATATGAAAGAGGTAGGAATGGTAGCAGGACAGCTATTTATCCCAATTCTTTCAAAGGTTATGCCAGTAGTAAACGGAGTAACTATTGTAATCAAAAGATTATTAGTCAATCTTGCTTCTTTAATGGGTGTTAAGATTGACTTTGAGAGCTTCGGACAAAGTGGCTATAAAGACACATCAGATGGCTTAGAAGATATTTCAAACGGCTACCAAGATGTAGCTGATTCAGCTAAGAAAGCTACATTATCCCTTATGGGATTTGATGAAATTAATAAATTGCAGGACGATACAAGCTCAAGCAAGGGTTCAAGTGGTGGTGGCGGCGGTAGCACTATTGATTTGACAGACGATATTGCTAAGGCGGCGGCAGAATATGAAGCGGCGTGGAATAAAGCATTTGCCAATATGGAAAATTCGGCGGTTGCTTGGGCTGACAGAATAGAAAAAGCACTTGAACCTGTTAAACAGATTTTTAAAGATTTTGCAGTTGGTGACTTCTTTAAGGCAGGTCAAGATACATCTAACCTAGTGGCAGGAATACTTAACTGGTTTGCAGATGCCATTGATAAAGTCCCTTGGTTTAAAATCGGTCAGAAAATGGGTGATTTCCTTGCAGGCATTAATTGGACTAAGGTGTTTAAATCGGCGGCTAAAGTGCTTGCGCAAGGCTTAAAAGCGGCTATTGAATTATACTTAGGTATGCTATCTAAAGCGCCTATAGAAACACTTCTTATATCGCTTGTGGCAGTTCCTAAAGTGCTTAAGGCGATAGGCAGTTCAGCAGTTGTAGCTGGTATAGTAAAAACGTACAAGACACTTGATAAATTTGCAACAACAGTAGCGGCGGCAACAGGCGCACTTAATGGAAATAAGGCGGCGGCTTCGGCACTAACATTTATGTACCCAAAGACAGCCAAAACTGTAACTGATGTTAATAAAACCTTTAATACCCTTAAAACATCTTTAAATGACAATGGCTTTTTTGCTACATTTAATGAGGGAATTGAAACTATTAGAGGTAAAATGTCAGTATTGCAGAAAGGTGCAATAGGTGTTATAGGTGTATTTGCAGAGTTTTCACTTGTTAAGAGCGGCTTTTATGAACTGGCGGTAGGGAGCGACAACCTTGTAGTTTCTATTGCTAAAATAGCAGGCGGCGTAGGTGTGGCAACAGCGGCATTAAAACTTATAGGCTTATCAAACCCATTTACAGCATTAATAGTAGGTGCTATGGGCTTAATATCGTCAATAGTGGGTATCTCACAAGCTGTAAAAGAAGCAGAATTTAATAGCATGTTTACAGCATTGCAAAATACTGGAACTGTTACAATGAAAGAATTAGGCGATGTAGCCAAAGACTCTTTTGGGAAAATAACAGATGGTATAACTGAAACCACAGACAAACTTAAAAATATATCAGAAGCAAAAGAAAATCTTGAAGAAACAACAGATAATGTAAATCTTTTAAAAACAGCGGTTGAAGATGGAGCATACACAACTAATGAAAAAATGCCGGAAATTATAGAACAATTCCAAAACTTATTAAGTGAATCTAAAAATGTATTCAATGATGAATATGATGTTATCGTTGGTAATGTTGTAGGTGCTTGGAAAGATATTCTTGAAGCGCAAGGCGTTGCAATTCCAGAGTATGTGGCACAATTAGCAAGTTTACGCGACAAAGGAAATGAATCGTTTACAAGTATGAGTTCAGATTTAGAAACGCTTATACAGCAGTTTAATGATGGGAAAATATCAGAAGAAGAGTTCTTAAATGCGGCTACGCCTTTAATAGATAAAATATCTTCTATTAATAGTGACAAGTCGGTTGATAATGCGACACTTGCTATTCAAGGATTTGGCGGCGCATTAGATATATCACAGTATATGACAGAATCCGGACTTGATGTCCAAAGATTTAGTGAGGCTGTAAATGAAGTTGTAACAGCGGCGCAAAACGGAAAAGATAACCTATCTACATTGGGAACGGAATCGTCACAAGCTATAACGGATATGAGAGATAGGCTTACAGCTTTAGGAATAGATGCAAGTCAATTTGATTGGTCAAGTTTATATGGCGCTAGTGATACGCAAGTACAACAAGGCACAGAGAGAATAGACGCGGCATATATGCAATATGCTAATCAAGTACAGTATAACTTACTCAATCAACTTCCATCAGTAGTTGAAGAAGCAACAAAAGACTATGAAAACCTAAACCCAATAGCTAAAATATTCACAACAAAAGAAAACTATATTAAAAGTGTTATTGAGAAATGGCGCAAAAGCACATTAGACCCAGCACTTGATTCTGTTAAAGATGGCTTTAATCAGTTAGGAATAGACGGAAGCGTGTACGCTGATGAAGCGGCAGACAAGCTCACAACATCGCTATTTGATAGTATTAGAGTTTATTCCAATGTTGGTGTTAACAACACAAAGCCTAAACTTAAGGAAGATTGGCAAGAAATGCTTGATTCTGCTTTAAATGAAGCAGGAGAAGCAGTAGACGTAGAGGGCTATGGAAGAAATACAGTAGATGGCTTTGTTAACGGTATTGTTGATAATGTTGATAGAAGCAACAATGCTGTAAGAGACTGGATGGATGAATTAGATAGAAATATTCACGATAGTGCAATGAATTTTGGTTCACCATCAAGGCGTGCGGAAGAATACGGAAGATGGGTTGTTGAGGGCTTTAACAATGGTTTATCTGACAATTTAGGTAGCACGTATAGTACGATTGATGATTACGTTAACAATGTTAAATCCGGCTTTGATGGCATATATGATTCATTATGGGATATAGGTCATTATGCAGGCAGAGGTTTCTATGATGGCTTAGAAAGTATGGAAAACAGTATTTTCAGCGAAGCTAGATACATCGCAGATAACGTATCTGATACAATAAAAGATGCCTTAGACATTCATAGTCCATCAAGAGTTATGAAACAGATAGGTGAATACACGATAGAGGGCTTCAAACAAGGTATGGAGCTTAATTACAAACCTGTTGAGGTTTCTTTAGGCGACTTTACTAGCGATATTATTCAAAGCACAAAAGCAAGTAAATTTAATGCAAATACTAGTATACCTACAATGCCACAGATTAATATGGATAATAGCGCCACAACAGAAACTAATATGTTATTAAGGCAACTAATATACGCTGTTGAAAATGGAAGAACAATAGAAATTGACGGACAAGAGATATTCAGAGTTACACAAAAGCAAGCAAATATGTACACAGCAATGACTGGGTTGCCTGCATATAACATATAATTGAATTTAATACAATGTTGTGATACACTCTAACCATTAGGATAGCAAGGGGGTGTATCACAATGAAAAGGAAAGCGATATGCTTAATTATTTGGGTGTTATTATCTGCGACTTTTATATGGTATCTACAGGATAGTGGCAGAAGAACAGGCGGTAAAATTCAAGATTATTTGGAGTTTTGCGCAGAGAAAAATGAAAAAGGCACAGAAACAAGCGCGGAAGTATCAACACGAAACTTTATAAATGAAGAGCTTTATAATATGTCTGAATGGTTTCGGAGAGAAGATTTATCCCTTGGATTCGTTATAGTGATATACGTTAGTGGAACAATGGTATGTTGCTATTTTGGAAATAAAAAGGAAAGGGAAAAGTAATATGGAGATAAGCAAAGCAGGAATTAAAGCTCATACACTTATAACGGTGCAAGAACGTAATATACAAAGTGATATTCAAGATTGGAATAACTCAATATTAATTGTTGATAATATATATGAGGCTATTAATAAAATTGACAGTGACTATGCTAAAATGCTTAGTGGGAAAGAATTTGGGCTAGTGTACCCAACGATTAATAATCAATTTGAAGTATACATTAAGTATGGCAATGATTTAGTAAATATGATATCAACAACACATCATGAATTAACTCATATTGATGACTTTACTATCATTGGAGAAAAATTCAGGATAAAGAACAAAAGAGAATTGACCGAAAATGATTATATAAGGCTTTGGTCTGAATTTCATGCAACGTACATTTCAATGACAGAAATATTGAAGTACAATGAAAAATATGATTACCCAGCGATTAAAAAAGAAACAACAGACAAGTTAATTAATTATTACAATAGTTGCACAGAAAAAATGGTGAAACAGCAAGACGTTTTCGACACTACTGTTAGAAATTATGGAAATTTTTTTGCAATATGTGATTATGGAAAAACGAAAGATAATCCACCACCAGAATATATTAGAGGATTTAATTATTTTGCAGTATACGCCTTTTTAAATCAGCATAAGGATATTTATAAGTTTATTGATGATTACAATACATGGAAAGTGTTAGTTAATAGAACTTTAAGAATAAAAAGTAAATAGCTTACAGGCAGGATTTTTTACAGGTGTCGTTAAGAACAAAAACGAATATGGCAAAGAAAAAATATACATATATTTTTCAAAAGATTTTAATTTAAAAAGTGGAAACTATAAAGCTGGCGATAAAATAACCGCATATGGCTTGATTGTTAATTGCAAAAACAATGGAGCTGGCAGTTATAACAGTATTAGCTTTATACCACGTTTTATAGAAAAATAATCCCTTTAATGGAGCGTATTAAAAGGTACGTTCCGTTTTTTATTAAAAAACTATTGACTTTGTACGTACACTTTGATATATTATGAATGTACAAAATGTACGTAACTTTTGAAAGAAAGGAGTTAATAGTATGTCACCCAAATTAGGACAGAAGATTAAGGACAATCCAAAAGATAAAAGAATAGAAATTCGTATGGATGATGAAACTGTTAGGAAATTGGATATTTTAGCCAATGAACAGAACGTAAGTAGAGCAAAAGTAATCAGACAGGGAATTGAAATGCAATACAAAAACAGACAAAAATAAAGTGTTGCCACGCTACCAACGAACACAACACTTTAAAAACACCAATCCGAAAGGAATTGATAAATCTATCATATCAGTTTCTTTCGGAAAATTCAAGATTTTTCGGAGGAAAACAAATGAGTAATGTAGAAATTGTAACAAATATTGATATAGCGTCAGAAATTGCACACGCAACAGTAACAGAAGTTTTAGCAAATATGGAAAACGAAAGAGTTTCATATGTTCTTATGGGAGTTTTGCAGCAGATAGAAACCATTCAGGACAATGTTAATAATTTTGATTTAAAGGGACAGGACAAGTCTGCAAAGGAAGTGGCATAATATTATTGCGTGAGGCATTGTGGGCATATACTCCCACTACGCAATAAGTTCTGTTTTGAGCAAATGATAAATTTGTAGGAGGTAAAATAATGAGTTATAATAATCCAACTACAAAAGATGACACTCACAATGAGATTAAGGCACCAATGAACACTAAGAATATTTGCGGCGTAGACTGCTATGAGCAGAATGGCGTTGCTTACTTAAGATTGGAAAATGTTGCTAGAGGACTTGGGTTCACAAGAATAGCCGCAAGTGGTAACAAAGTAATCATGTGGAGCAGAGTTGAGAAATACTTGGAAGATTTAGGCGTACACACTTGTGCGCACGAAGATTTTATCCCAGAAAACATCTTCTACCGCCTAGCAATGAAAGCCAAAAATGAAACAGCAGAGAAATTTCAAGCATTAGTAGCTGATGAGATTATTCCGTCAATTCGCAAGAATGGAATATATGCTACCGATAATGTTATTGATGAAATACTGAATAATCCAGACTTTGGAATAGAATTATTAACAAAGTTAAAAAAAGAAAGGCAAGCAAGAGTTGAAGCAGAAAGAAAGAACGCTATCTTAACACACGTCAATAAAACATATACAATGACGGAGATTGCTAAAGAGCTGAACTTAAATTCTGCTATTCAACTTAACAAGTTGCTTGCTGATAGAAAAATTCAGTACAATGTCAATGGAACTTGGGTTCTTTACTCACCATACAGCAGTATGGGATATGAGGAAATTAAACAAGAAATTCTTGACAGCGGTAAAGTAATCTATCATAGACGAATTACCCAACTTGGAAGAGAATTTATACTGCAATTATTCAATAATGTTGCATAAGTTCTCTTGTGGGATATAATAGCTCAAACAGAAAGAAAATTCAATAGCTGTAAGAAATTTACAGCTATAAAAAAATCAGAACAAGTTGGGTAGACCTGTTCTGATTAGCACGTATGAGTACATATAAGTTGTTCACGTCAATAATAACAAATAAATAGCAAAATGACAAGGACATTTCACTTAATTGTGAGGTGTCCTTTTTGTGTGCTTAGGAAGTGAGGTTTTACTATGAATTTTATACAATACATAAAGCAAGCGTGGAAAGCTGGCACTAGCGGCGGCACTCCATTAAGTCCAGATAGACTTAACCATATGGAAGATGGAATTAAGAGTAATAATGATATGATAAGTGAACTAAACAGCAATATAGCTAATAGTGACATTGAGGGAATATTTAATTACCTAGGTCTTGAATTAATCATATACCACAAATTGGGCATATGTTACCTGCATTCCAGCGGCAGATTAACTCAAGCATTTCCAAAAGAATGGACCACAATTGGTGAAATAAGCAATATAAATTACAAAGGTTATGGACACTTAGCCGCTAATACTAGTGGAAAAATAATAAAATTTGCATATATAAATGGAACTCTAAGTGCATATGCACCAAGTTCAACAAATGCGATTGAATATGTACAAGACAGTTGCGTACTTATCTGAATTAACTATTTACCAATTTTTAATTATTAAACTTTAGGGTAATCAGAAAAAAATAAATTATAAAGCTGTACACAATAAAATTTCCACATAGCCATTAAAGTATGTGTTACTACCTGCCCACCCACCAACTTGGCATATATGTCCATCTGATATACCAACCATTGTGTAAGTAATACCAGCATTTCTTCCTAAGTGTTGCCCACATATACCTATTGCTTTATAGCCGGTAGGTAGCGTGAATTCCTTTTCTATTAGGAACGGCTTGTTAGCTTCAATTACTGCATTATCGTAACTAACCTTGATTACTTTAAATAAATTATAAGAATTGCTGTTTAGCTTGCTTATCATATCGTTATTATTCTTAATTCCGTCTTCCATATGGTTAAGTCTGTCTGGGCTTATTGAAGTAAATATATAGAAAAGAGGTGATTGAATGATAAGCGCTGTAATTATCGAGGGAGTGACATTCCCAGTAGCTTACAACGGCTACACATACAGCAGAAACAAGATATGGTCTAAAAACACAGGCAGAAACGATTATGGAGAAATGGTGGGCACAATCGTGGCTATTAAAGACAAAGTAGAACTGCAATTACCGCCACTTACAGGCGAACAGGCATTGTTACTTGATAATGTGATTAGTGATGAAAATAACCCATTCCCGACAGCACAAGTCCTATTCTTAGGCGGTACACAAAAGGAAATGACAATATACACAGGAGATGTGACATATCCGTATCTCACAAGAGCAAAGAATGAGGATGGATTAATAGTCGGAGCAAAATTAAGTTTAATTCAGAAATAAGGAGATTAACTATGAAAATAACAGGAAATGAAGTTTTAGCACATTATGAAGCACTTGCAAGTGTAGCACAGCTTAAAATGGGTGGCAGATTAGCAGTTGCCATTATGTCTAATATTAAGGCATTAGAGCCACACTTTAAAGCGGTAGTAGAAACGATAGAAAAGATACGCGAGGAAAATAAAGATAACAACGATAAGATAAAATCAGAACTTGAAGAACTAGGAGAACAGGAAATAGAAGTATCTGAATACACAAAAGTTGATATAAGTGCATTTGATAGTTGCGAAGCCATTGAGCCAGCTAAGATTATCGCACTTAGCTTTATGATTAACAATTAATCAGCAGAAAGGAGCAACCTAATGAAAAATATTAATTGGGGTGCGGATTTCAATTTGCTGTATGCAAGATATTACAGCAAATATTTAGTTGACGGAAAAGAATACAATCAGACACTTAATGAGTTTAAGTACAGCAACATAATCAATCCGAACAATAGCATTTCCATAGGTAACACTTGCAGTAGTAGTGTTACCTTTTCTATTTATAATCCAGAAATCACGCTTGAAAATAAGGATATAACCATTTTTGAGGGTGTTAAGGGCGATAGCGGCATTGAGTATGTACAGATAGGCATATTTACTGTAACTAAAGAAGAAAGTAACGGCGAATACACTAAGTACACAGCTTATGACAAGATGTACAAAGCTGAAAAAGGTTATTTTTCAGCTTTGACTTATCCTAGTACGGATAAGGCTATTTTAGAGGAAATCTGTACAAAGTTAGGCATACAGTTAGCGACTAGCATAACAAACACACATACAATCATAGATAAGCCGCAAGGCTATACAATGCGTGAAATGATAGGTTATATGGCTATGCTACAAGGTGGAAATGCGGCTATTAATTCTGACGGAAACCTTGAAATAAAGTGGTACAAAGATAGCGATTATGTGCTTGACGGACATCAATACTATCAGCAAGGGGTTACTTTTACCACTAGCAAAGATTTTACGATAAGAAAGCTGACTTGTAACAATACAAAGTCTGGTGATAAGGAAACTAGCACAATCACTAGCGGCAGTGGTACAACTGGACTTAGCTTTGCTAATCCATTTATGACACAAGCTAACTTAAATGAGATTTATAAAAAGATAGGCGGCTTTCAGTTTAGACCGCTTACAGTTAAGTTTGTCGGTGACTGGCGGCTTGAAGTAGGCGACATTATAACTGTTAATAAGGGCGGCGTTGATTACAAAGTGCCTATAATGCAGATAACACACGAATGTGATGGCGGCTTAATGGACACAGTTACATCTATCGGACAATCTGACACAGAAAACAGTAATATTGCTAGCGGTCCGATAACAAAGCAAATGGAACGATACTACGCTGATTTAGTCTTAATCAACAAGGCAGTTATCGAAAATGCTGATATAACTAGTGCTAATATTGAGAGTTTAAAAGCACATCAAGCGTATATCGACCAATTAAAGGCTAATAAGATTGAAGCTATTACAGCAGATATTGTTAATTTGACAGCAAGTAAAGCTACAATTAATGAAGCTAATATCGCTAAGTTACAAGCAGATTATGCACAGGTAGGCGTGTTAAATGCAGATGTAGCAGACATTAAGACCTTAATGTTTGGTTCTGCGACAGGCAAGAGCTTAACAACGGAATTCGCTAATGCAGTTGTAAGTGTTATTGGCAATGCACAGATAAAATCTGCTATGATTGATAGTATAGCCGCAGATAAGATTACAAGTGGGAAGATTTATACAAACCTTGTTGAAATTCTAAGCGAAAGTGGAAATCTTGATATAGTTGACAATACAATACAGATAAAAGATGATAACAAGGTTGCAAGAGTTCAAATAGGTAAAGACGCTAATTCGGACTACAATATGTACGTCTGGGATAAGGCTGGAAACCTGATGTTTGATGCCTTAGGACTTACTGAAAAAGGTGTTACAAGGAAAGTTGTTCGTGATGACGTTGTTAAAGATGACGCTAATATCAATGCAAGTAAGCTAGATATTGAAACACTATTTAATGTTATCAATAACGATAACACCCATACACTTAAGAGTAACAAGATTTATCTGGACAACGAGGGACAGACACTTAATGTCATTATGCAAGCTATAACAAGTGGTGCTGGTAAAGATTACACACAATGGGGCGGTATGATGAAAGTTGCTAGTGATTTTATCACTAACAAGTTGTGGTGGACTGAAAATGTTGATAATGAAAGCATTAAGACTAAGTTTTCTACTGTTAATCAGAAGCTAGATAGCTACGAAATAACGTTATCTGACTTATACCAACAAACGAATGATAATTTTATGGTGTATACAGTTACAGAAACGCCTAACAAAGATAATTACCCAGCTATTGATTGGTTCATACCTATTTATCCATCAGATGATTTATTTCCAAGCGATAATCTTACTTGGACTTATAGCAATGATGAATACGCAAAATATCACGGGGCAATAGCATACAACGAAACAGCTCAAAAAACTTGGCGTTGGGTTAAAGATGATAAAGGTAATTGGGGTTGGAAAGAGGTATCTAACACACAATTAGCTTATATGCTTAATCAGAACGCTAGTCTTAAGATTAATCTTAATAGCATATCGACAGAATTAACACAGACAAAGAAAAATCTGACAGATAATTATAGTACAACAACTACTATGATTAACAAAATTACGCAGGAAATTAATGATAATGGTTCAAGTATTAGTTTGGCACTTAGTGGAACTTACGCTAAGTCAAGCGATTTAGAAAGTTATGCAACTAAAACAAGCCTTGATTTATATATCAAAAAAGACCCTAAAACAGGCGAACTTAAGAGTGCTATCGAAGCTATTGCAGATACAATAAATATTACTGCAAGGGGTGGGCTTAATTTAAGTGGCAACAGGTTTACATTAAACAGCACAAACACCAGCATTACAGCAGACGGAACTATAACTTGTAGCAATCTGATTTCAGACGGCGGAAACGTTGGCGGCTGGAAAGTGTCTAAAGATTCAATAAGTACAATATTTAAGCAGAATAATGACTTATTCAGAATTGCATTACAAATACCTGGCGATATTACACCATATGTTTTTTCGGTTTTTCACGGAACTGAAGATGAGGGATACAGCAAAAGTCCTAATTTTTATATAAGTCAGACCGGTAAACTGTATGCAACTAACGCACAAATTACAGGAAGCGGCTATTTTTCGTCTGGCACGATTGGAGGCTGGGATATCAGCAAGTCTTCTATTTATAAAGATTACGGCAAATATAGAACTTATATACAGGCACCCGCTGATTCCGAAGCTTGGGCATTCTCTTGCCAAGAAGAAAGAGATGGGGCATATTATGGTAATTGGTACGTTCGTGCGGATGGATATATGTATGCTTCTAAAGGTCAAATTGGCAATTTCTCAATTGATAATGGTATATTGTCGACATATCAAAATAATGGAATTAAAGGAATGTCGATAGACCAAAATTACATTAAATTCTATTCTTGGGTCGACGATTACGAAAATTATGTAGGTTCGATAACTACAACAAGATATTATACTAGCAATAATGAAGTAAGAAGAGCTTTAGTGCTAAATGCAGATTATGGAGATGTTGTCGGAATAAATTGTACCAAAGAGAAAACAGAAAATACGGAATACGAATTCGTTATAAGAATAAACAACGATTTAAACAAATCATTAGAGTTTTTTTCGCCCAATATTTCGATGAATGGCGGTTACCAAGACAATATTAAAAAACCAACGACACTTACAGTATATTGCTATAATCCAAATTCGGGAAAAGACACACAAAATGTCAGAATTACAAATACAGAGGACAGACACTACGAGAACTGCGAACTGTCAGTATATGGAAGTACATACATAGGATATGATTTGCGATGTTTCGGGTCAATTTATGGAACAATTGCTTCTGATTCAGACGAGAACGTAAAAAAAGACGTTCATTTATTGAATTCAGAAGACTCTTCTGAATTTATCTACAATTTAAAACCTTGCGAATTTAAAATGATTAACGGTACTTCTAATCGCTATCATCACGGATTTATTGCACAGCAGGTTAAAGAAACTATGAAAGATGACTGGGGATTATTTATCGATAAAAAGATTAATAATGATAACTACGAAACACAAGTCTCAGACGAAAACGGAAATACAACTAAAGAACTAACAGCAAGATACGCATTACGCTATGATGAATTAATAGCGGATTTAGTTGCGACTGTACAATCGCAGAATATGCGTATTAAAAAATTGGAAAAGCAATTAAGCAATTAAGGACATCTTCGGGTGTCCTTTTTTAATGCGAATTAGGAGGTAAAACACAATGTTAGACATTAACTCATCAATTCAGAAGAACGGAACATTATCTGTTCAAAATTCAGACGGAACACTTAAACAGGTGGCTTATCTGTCAGCTACAATCAGCGAAAGCGGTACAGTTAGTATGTCAGCCAGCTTTAATGATTTTGCGGCATACTTGGCGAATGATATAGCACTAGACAACGAGCTTAAGAGCTTTCTTGATGGCGTTAAAAATACTTACAAGGCAACATACAGCACAGAAGATAACACAGTTAGTTCAGATGCAACAGAAACAGTAGAAAGTGAGGTATTTTAATTATGATTAAATGTGGAGATTTTTCAGCGTGGAATGGTGTAGTTGACTGGAACAGAGTTAAGGCGGCAGGACTTACTCACGCTATTCTTAAGGTTATCAGACGTGATTTTGACCCAGATAAGCAGTTTGAAAACAACTGGAAAGGCTGTCAGTTAGCAGGCGTGCATATTTGCGGTGTATACAACTATGTTTACACACCGACAGTAGAAGAAGCTATTGCGGCGGCTAAGAGAGTGCTTGAAGTGCTTGACGGACGTAAGGTAACTGTCTGGATGGACGTTGAAGATACTTGTATGCGAAACTTAGGTTCAGAGCTTATCGACATTATCAAGGCTTACAAAGAGGTTATTGAGGGTGCAGGATATGACTTCGGTGTATATACTGGCTTATCATTCTATGGCAGTTATATCAAACCATACACAAACCCTAGCGACTTAGATTGTCCGTTCTGGATAGCACGTTACTACTTAGGCTATGATGAAATGCAACTCAATGATGAAACTGACGCAGATAAAACACCTAACATTGACCATTACCTTGCAGGTTGGCAGTACACATCAAGCGGCGTTGTTGACGGAGTAGACGGAGTTTGCGACTTGTCTGTATTCTATGGCTTTCATAATGATGAAGATAACACAGAGGATAACAGCGAAGAAGATAACACAGAGGATAGCACAGATGAACACGTATATGCTACATATGCGGCTTATACAGATAGATGGTGGGGCGAAGTAGAGGACAGAGAAGATTGGGCTGGCGCAGGTGACAATAAAGCTATCACAGCACTTATTATCAAGGTTAGCAGAGGCTCAGTTAAGTACAGAGTTCATACACTTAATGGCAATTGGCTTCCTTACGTTACCGGTTTTGATTATAATGATTTCAGCAATGGCTTTGCGGGTGACCAGAAAACACCGATAGATGCCGTAGAAATTATCTACTATACACCAGAGGGCGAGCCTTGGAAGTATGCTAAGTATATGGTATCTGTATTTAACAACCGCAACTTCTATCCAGAGCAGATAGATGATGAAACATCAAACGGAATGGACGGATATGCAGGCGTTATGGGTAATGCAATCGATAAGTTCCAGTTAGTTGTCGAATAAAGTCGAAATAACACGACCGAAAGTATTTGAAATATACTAACGATAAATGTATAATAAACTTGTCTTTGAGAAAAGACCCTTAAACATTTTCAAGTTCTGGCAGGCGATATTGTTTGATTGGCGTTGGCAATATCGCCGCTACACTTGACACGATAGAACGTGTGTTCTATAATAATCGTATCGCTATCAAACGTGCAAGGGCAAGAGAGGGGAGTACAGGTTTATGGATAACAGTAATGAGGAAAATTACAAAGATAAGTTAATAGAACTTATAAATAAAATAGAAAATACAGGCACATTAGAGTACCTGTATTCATTCATAGAAAACTTTTTGAAGAGGTGGGGGTAAAACCCTACTTCTTTTCTTTTCGAGATAACATAACATCTATCATATCTAATATCGTTTCTTTATCTCTTTGTTCTAACATAGAAAACTTCCAAAGTAAATCAACATCTTTTTCAGCTTCTTTTGAATTATCCTTACGGATTGGCGAAACATCAAATCCCATTAGCCACGCTTCTGACACGTTCAAAGCCATTCCTAAGACAACTAGCTTTTCTTGGCTAGGTTCAACTTTGCCTGATACATACTGGCTAATATCGGATTTATTCATCTTGATATTGTATTTCTTACAATATGGTAATGATAAATTCAAAATATCAACTTGCTTTAACTTCCGTTCATTCATTAGCTGTTTAAGCCTATCTGATGTATTCTCTTTCATCTTAGTTATCCTCCTTTCTGTTGATAATATACCATTATTTGAACAAAAGTTCAAGATGTAAAACTAAAAAAGTAAAAAATATTGAACTTTTTATTGACATATTAATTTAATAATGCTATTATACAATCAGTTCAAAACATTGAACAAAAAACGGAGAAAGGAGAAGAATTGGAATGGCTTTTAATTACAGTAAGTTAAGAGGTCGCATAATTGAAAAGTACGGAAGTCAGACGGACTTTGCCAAGGCGTTTGGCTGTTCAGACAGGACTTTATCACTTAAAATGACAGGCAAGCGACCTTGGAAACAGATTGAAATTTTAAAAGCAATTAAATTATTAGATTTATCAGAAGATGATATACAGGATTATTTTTTTGCTTTAGAAGTTCAAAATATTTAACTTTCAGAAAGGAATGTTTATGGAGCTACAGATTTTTAGCAATTCAGAGTTTGGAGAAATCCGAACAATTACTAAAGATGATGAACCTATGTTTTGTCTGGCTGATGTATGCAAGGCATTGGAAATATCAAATGTAGGAAATGTTAAGCAGAGGTTATCTGAAAAGGGTATCCATACTGCGGATACCCTTACAAAGGGTGGAATGCAGAAAATGATATTTATTAGCGAGGCTAATCTTTACAAGACAATCTTTCAGAGCCGCAAAGAAAGTGCAGAGAGATTTACAGATTGGGTTACAGGAGAGGTACTTCCGTCAATCAGAAAGACAGGCAGTTATCAGAAAAAGTTATCCCCACAGGAAATGATGAGAATACAGCTAGGTATGTTAGACGATGTGTCAGACAGAGTGTCTAAGTTGGAAAATACAATGAACATTGATTACGGACAGCAGAAAGTGCTTAATGACTTAGTATCAGCAAGGGTAATAAAAATCTTAGGCGGTAAAAACAGTAACGCTTACAAGGAAATAAGCAGAAAAGTATTTGCAGAGATTAATCACGATTACAAGGATTATTTCAATGTTAATTCAAGAGCCAACACACCAAGGCTTAAGAATGAACAGGCAGTTGAATATATTAAAAACTGGATGCCAAGCACTAACACAATGATGTTAATAAAAGATTGCAATGCACAGATAAACTTAGAGAACTGATGATTAAGCGGAGGATTGTTTTATGGAAAAGGAAATACAGGCAACACCACAATATAGCATATCAGTAGAAGAACTGATTGCGGAAAGAAATAAGTTAGAAGTCTCTATTACAGCATACAAGAAAGCTAAGAGAGACAGCAAGATAGCTGAATATTTATGGATGTTATCAGCAATATTATTTATTGTGTCAATGATATTTCAGCTCATTAATTAGAAAGGAGTTTTAGCAGATTGATATTTATTATTTCTGAAAAAGGCGAGCAGATTAATGAGGCAGAAAAGCTTGAAATCCTGGCACATATTGGCAGAAGAACAAGTTACCTCTTAGGAAGAAATAAACATTGTGAGCCATTAAGGAGCATAGTTACAAGAGATATTTTAGGGCAGTTAAAGCACGAATACGGGTGTGGTTTGAGTGAACTTAAAAAGAAGTACATAGCAGACACTCACGATTTTATCGACTGCTACGAACTGCCTACAATAATGAAAGAGAGATATAAGCTATGATACAGGGTTTTATGTTGGGCGTTGTTGTCGGAATGATACTAGAAACTGTATGTATTGTAGTTACAACATTAAAGATTAAAGCAAAAGAAAGGAAAGAACAATATGAAACAGGTAAACGAGAAAGTAATAACAGTACAGGATTGCATTGATATGTACGAGAAAAAGGATATGTATACAGTTATTGACGGCGGTAAAGTTGTTGGATTTGTAGAAAAGAGAGAGGAGAACTAAAGATGAAAGAGAGAAATAACAATATTACAGTTTTTGGGTTAGTTGCAGAAGAACCAGTTTTCAATCACGAAGCTTTCGGAGAAAAATTCTTTAGAATGATGATTTCAGTTAATAGAGTTAGCGGAACAGTAGATACACTTCCTGTTCTTATATCTGAAAGAATTGCAGATATGAAAGAGTTAAAAGCAGGTGTTTGTGTAATGATTACAGGAAGAATAAGGAGCTACAATGAGCATATAGGTGAAAAAAGCAAGTTAATATTAGCAATCTTTACTGAAAATATAGAGATATATGAAAACGAGGCGGAACCACCTTTTAATAATGATGTAGTCCTTAGAGGCTTTATTTGCAAAGAACCTATATACAGGGTAACGCCACTTGGAAGAGAAATAACAGATGTTCTCATAGCCGTTAACAGAGCATATGGCAAGTCAGACTATATACCTTGCATAACTTGGGGCAGAACAGCTAAGTTTGTAGGTCACTTGCCAGTAGGAACACATATAGAAATGACAGGTAGGTATCAGTCAAGACCTTATACAAAGAAGATAAGCGAAGATGAAATTGAAAACAGAGTAGCTTATGAGGTATCAGTAGGCAGAGTTGAGATTATAGAGGAAGAGGAGAATGCTGATGAATAGTGATATTACAGTTTCAGAATTAGCTAGTATGGCAGCAGACAATGAAAAGCGTTGTCAAGTATGGCATCCAGTTCAGGGTGTTATATTTGATGGCACGTTTGATGAACTTGACAGACGGCATTATCTGGCAGACAAGACAGTTGATAACTTCTCAATAGAAGATGATGTATTCATTATGAATATATAATAAGGAAAGGATATGTTTATGGAAAGAGCAGTTTTAAAAAAGGTAGTGCTTGAAAACTTTATGTGCTATGCACACGCAGAGTTTGATTTTTATGCCATTACAAAGATTACGGCTAAGAATGGCAAGGGTAAGTCGACTATTGCCACAGCTTATCTGTGGTGCTTGTTTAACTGTGATTATGAATTAAAGGACAATCCGGTTGTAAGACGAGAGGCTGACGGAAAGCCAGTTGATGATATGGACACAAGCGTTGAACTTACGCTTGATGTTGAAGGAAAAGAAGTAAATATGAAGAAAGTGCAGAAACGTACTTATAGCAAGGATGGCAGCAGTTACAAGGATGATAACGCATACTTCGTCAATGACGTTCGTAAGAATTTAAAAGACTTCGACGCATATCTTGATGTTGATATGAGCGTATTCAAGATGTGCAGTAACATCAACGCATTTCTAAATCAGAAGCCTGCGGAAATGAGAGAATATCTGTTCAGTCTTGTTGAGAATGTGACAGACCTTGATATAGCACATTCTAAGGCTGAATTAGCCGAGTTAGTTCCTTTACTTAATAATTATACAGTTGAAGAATTATCTGCTATGAATAAGGCTACTAAGGCTAAAATCACAAAGGATTTACCTATTCTTGACGGACAGATTAAGGAAAAGGAGAGGGATATTCAGATTAAGCAGGACACAGATGTATCTGACCTTGAATTGCTTAGAAATAGCCTTAAAGAGCAGATTACTGATTGCATTGCAAAGCAGACTGATAATGACAAGCTGTTAGCTGAATACGATAAGGCTAGTGCTGATATTCTTGATTTGAAATTTAAGCAGGGAGATTTGTCACGCAAGGCGAATGAGGAAAATATTAAGGCTAGGAGAGAGATTGAAGGAAAGATTTCTGATAAGCAGTTCCTTGTTAGGCAGACAGAAAAGACTATTACTGATACAGAAAATAACATTACATATCAGCAGACTACTGTGGATATTATCAATAAGCAGTTGCAGGATATAAGGGATAAATGGAAAGCAGAGAATGAACGCAAATTTGACGAAGCAAGCCTTATTTGCAGTTATTGCGGGCAGGAATATCCAGAAGATAAGAAAGAACAGTTAAGAGCCGATTTTGATAGCCACAAGGCAGAAGAATTAAAGCTTATCACATACAATGGCAACCTTTTTAAAGACAAACTTGATAAGAATAAGAAGATTCTTAAAGATTTACAAAAAGAGTTACCACAGCATAGAGAAAGCCTTGAAATGCTAAATACAGCCATTGCAGACCTTGAAAAACAGTTATCCGAACTCCCACAGGAAATTGATGTATCAGCCACAGAAGAGTACAAGGCACTTGAACAGCAGATAGCCGAAAAAGAGCAGGCTATGCACAAAGCTAATGATATTTCAGCGGTTAAGGCTGAATTAAAGGCACAGGAAAATGATTTAAGGCAGCAGCTGTCAGAGTGTGAGCGAAAGATAGCTGAAAGCAACACAGAAAAAGACGAACAGCGACTTGAAGAATTAAGGGCAGAGCAGCGTACACAGGAACAGAATAAGGCTAATGCTGAAAAAATCCTTGATTTGCTTGATGAACTGGATAAGGCAAAGAATGAAACATTGTCTGACAGTATTAACAGCCATTTCTCGCTTGTTAAGTGGAAGTTGTTTGAACTGAACAAGTCTGGCGGTTACAAGTCGGTTTGCATACCTACAGTTAATGGGAAGTCAATTCTTACAACTATGAGCAATAAGGGTAACAGGATTCTTGGCAGAGTTGATATTTGTAACTCTATCCAGAAGATTAGCGGTATGTCAGTGCCTATTATCTTAGATGATAGTGAGAGCCTTGACAGCACCAATCAGAAGAAAGTTGCTGAAATGGTCGATAGTCAGTTGATTATGCTGATTGTCAATGATAGCGAGAAATTAGAGATTGTGGAGGGATAATATGAAACTTTATTTTTATAAAACAAATGCTGTTTCTGGCATTACAGTAGAGGTTTGCGATGCAGTAGAAAAACCTAAGACTTATTGCAAGGAGAGTGGTGTCTTCCCAACTTATCTTAGCAGAGTAAGAAAAGATGACATTGGCAAAATTGTAGATTGGTGCGTAGTGCTTACAGAACCTAACTTTGAGTATGCAAAGAGTAAGTTTAAGGAAAAAGCAGAACAAAGTGTTGAATATGCGAAGAAAGAACTTGAAACTAGAGAGAATTTCTTAAAAGCAATCATTGAAAGCGAGGAATAATTATGGCATATAAAGCATTCAATCCAGGTTTTACTTGCAAAGGTAAACAGTACGAAGAGAACACAACATATGAAGAAAACGGAAATGAGATATGCGAAGCTGGTGTTATGCACTACTGCGAAAATCCATTTGATGTACTGGACTATTACCCTCTTGTAAACGAGAATGGCGAGATTTCAGAATTTGCAGAAGTTGAGCCGCTTGGAAAGGTTTTTACAGAGAGAAATAAGAGTGCAACTAATAAGCTTCGCATTAAAGCCAAGTTGGGCTTAAAAGGCTTTATTAAGGCTTGCATAGATTTTACTCTGGAGAAAACGAAGATTGAGGAAATTGAAGATGGCATAGAAAATGACAATGGCAATAATTACGCACAGATAGGTTCAAGCGGAGATTACGCACAGATAGGTTCAAGCGGATATTCCACACAGATAGGTTCAAGCGGAGATTACGCACAGATAGGTTCAAGCGGAGATTACGCACAGATAGGTTCAAGCGGAAATTACGCACAGATAACATCCAAGGGTAAACATTCAGTTGTTATGGCAGCAGGGTATCAGTCGCAGGCAAAAGCTAAAAAAGGTAGCTGGATAACACTTGCTGAATGGGTAAGAACGGATGATGAAGATAAAAAAGGCTTCTGCATTTGGATTCCTAAATGCGTTAAGACCGAATACGTTGACGGAGAGCGTATCAAGGAAGATACATTCTATAAACTGGTAAATGGCGAATTTAAAGAAGTGGAGGAAAACTAATTATGGCAGAAACAACAGCAGTAGCAGAGAAAAAAGCATTTACAACATCATTAAGTGAATGGAGTAATGCTATGACAGGTCTTATTATTGACGATTATAAGGCTTGCGGAATGAATATGGATGATTATGCAAAAGAGTGTGCTATGGAAGCAATGACAAGCATATTCAATCTTGTTAAGAATGACCCTAAGATTAATATGGGCAATCTTGATACAAGCAATTTAAGGGGGATTGTAAAGCGTTGTGCAAGCCTTAAGTTAAATGCTAGTGCATATCCAAGAGAGTGCTATTTTCAGTTAAGAAATGTAAAGGTGGGAGTTGACCCGCAGACAAACAAGGATATATGGCAGAAACAGGTTGAAATGGGAATCGAGGGTACAGGTTATGACTCTTTGCTCGCCAACTACGGAAAAGATGTTAAACAGGTATATCCGTATTGGGTAATTAAAGAGGGTGACAAGTACATACCGCCTAAACATAAAGGACTTACAGTTACAGAGCCGGAGTGGGAAGAAAACGGATTATCTGATAAAGCGGTAAGAGTTGTATATCCTGTTAAGCTATTAGACGGCACAGTAACATATCTTTCTGCTGATAGAGACAGTGTTAAGGTAAATCTGTTAGCGCATGTTAAGCAAAACATAATGAATGAGACTTTTGGTATTTGTGAGGATAGATACCACGCCACACCAAAGCAGAAAGCAGAAATTAAGGCTAAGAAAGACGAGATACTCAATGCCTTAAGAGTGTGCAAGACGGTTGATGAAATGCTTGAATGTGAGCTTGCAAGACCTTTTATAAGCGGTGCTTGGCTTGATACCCCAGAGAGTATGATACAGAGAAAAATGTGTAACAATGCAACAAGGAAATACCCTAAGAATTATGACCCGATGGCAAGACAGGCGCAAGTTGAAATGGACGAGGTATATCAAGTTGCACAGGCTGAAATTGCTGAAAATGCTAATACTGTTGAGTTTATAGAAGATAAGGCAGATGTAGTTGACGACACAGCCGCAGAAGCAACCGAAGAACAGGCAGAAGATAGCACATTACCACCATTCATGCAGAGTGAGGAGAACTGATATGAGAGTAATTTCACAGGACAGAAAAATAGATATCCCATATGATTATTTTTCATTATCTATGGATAGTGGAAAATTTTCGGGCGGAGAAATTGCAATTATCTATTGCCACAATTTATCATCGCCGGATGGCACAAAATTAGCTAGATATTCAGCTAAAGAAAAGGCAATTAAGGCTATGGAAATGCTAAGAGAACAATATTCGAGAATTGAAATTATAAAATCTCTTGCAAGTGGCACATGCGAGCATATGGAAGAATCATTAAAGCCGAAAGAGTTCAAAGACATCCTTAAAAAATACATCAATATGGAAGTTTTTCAATTTCCGCAGGATGATGAAATCGAGGTATAAGTATGTCAGTTGAAGAAATCCGTAAATGTGATAGATGTGGAAAGCCTTTTGAGTACAGTTTGTCTAAATGGGCTGGATATTTTAAATATGGTATCAAAAAAGAAAATCGACTGTGCTTTCATTCAATGTTTTATGGCAATCCGGATGGCTATTCATATGTAGATTATAGATACGACCTTTGTGCTGATTGTACAGAAAAACTATTATTGTTTTTGCGAAGTAGTGAGTAAAGGAGAAGATGTAAATGTACTTAAAATGTTTAGGCTCATCGTCAGCCGGAAATTGCTATCTGCTAACTTCCAGCAGTGGAGAAACACTTATCCTTGATTGCGGAATCTCAATTAAGGAGATTAAAAAAGGCTTAGATTGGAACATTAAAGATGTTGTGGGTGTGTTATGCACCCATAAACACCTTGACCACAGCAAGTCAGTTTTGGAGTTGTGCAAGACTGGTTTTCATACAGTTGTACCATATTTGATATCCAGTAAATCAGAAACATTTGGATGCGGAATGAAAAAATCAAATTTTAAAATTGATACGTTTGCACTAACAACAATAGACGGAAGCTGGACACACACCAATGCAGACGGAACACCTTGCCCGATATTCGGCTTTCTGATTACTCACAAGGAAATGGGAAGAATGCTTTACATAACCGATTGTGAACTAATCAAGTGGAAATTTAAAGACATAAATCACGTTCTCTTAGGTGTGAATTATGACAAGGCCTTGGTTGATAAAGATAATGACCCAAAGACAAAACATGTATTCAGAGGTCACTTAAGTATTGACACAGCTTGCGATTTTGTTAAGGCAAATTATTCAGATAGCTTGCAGAATGTCATAATGTGCCATTTATCAAGTGAAAATGCTGATAAGGATAATTTTATCGAGAAGATGAAAAAAGTCGCTTGTGGGGCGAATGTGGACGTTGCAGAACAGGGTAAGAGTTGGATTTTGCAAAATCCAAACAGTTGTCCGTTTTAGAAAGGAGTAGGAATGATTATTTTATTATTAGTATTATCAATTTTAACAACAGCAGTAGGATTTACAATTTCAATCAAAAGTGATTTTGAGCCATTTGGTCTAGGGCTTTTAGGGTGCTGCGCAGGTATTGTAGGTTCGTGCTTATGTATTACTTTAATTATTGCATTTTGCTTTTGTGCAGATGATGCCATTTCAGAAAGAACCATAGGTAAGAAAATTGTTGCATACGAAGAAGCAAACAAAGAAATAGAAACACAGATAGGTAACTTGGTTCAGAACTATATGGAATATGAGAAAGACGCATTTTCAAGTGTTAAGAATGAGGATTACATATCACTTGTTCAGCTGTACCCAGAGTTAAAATCGAATGAATTAGTGCAAAGCCAGATGTCTGTATATGTAGAAAATAATAAGAAGATTTTGAAATTGCACGAACAGAAGATTGACATATCTAAGAGTAAGTGGTGGCTATATTTTGGAAAATAATAAAGGAGTAGGAATGGAGAGATTAACAGATATAATCAATGGCTGGACTTTTGAAGAAACTATTAAGACTGCTGAAAGCCTTATGGAAGCTGAAAAGAATATGTTTAAGTGGGATGTGTTAAGGCATTTAAGAGATTTTGCAGAGAATTACAGAGAACGGATAAAGGAATATCAACAGCTAGAAGAACAGGGTAGGCTTCTGAAATTGTTATGCAATAGAGGAGACGATGTTTACTTTATAAAGTCTGCTTTTTCATTAGCCCATTTTCCTATTAAGGCAAAGATAACAAGAATTTGCAGGGTTGATTGTGACAATGATGTAATGTATGTATCAAATACAGAATACAACGGAATAGACCGCCACTTTAAGCAATCTGATATTGGCAAAACAGTATTCCTCGCAAAATTCGAGGCAGAAGAGAAACTTAAAGAATTGAGGCGCAACAATGATTGATTGTAATATTTGCAAGCATAAAGAAGATTATTGTATAGAATGCAAACACGGAGAGTTGTTCGAGAGAAAAAATGTGTCAGAACCTAAAAAAATATCAGTTAGTAATGGAAAAGAATATTGCGGACATTGTGGTTATTTGTGTGAATATGCCAGAGGATATAAAAAGTTTTATTGTATTAGGTGTGGCGGACTTAATTTAAGAAGTTGGAAGAATTGAGAGGTGCAGAAAATGAAAGTAGTAATTGACATACCTAACGATTTCACAGGAGATTATATTGCTGACAAATTCAAAGATTTCTTTTCAAGGGTTATTGCGGATATTGATTGTAAAGGTATGTGTGGTAAATACGAGAAAGAAATTGCTGAAATGTTTTTAAAGGCATTTGATGATAGCGAAGAAAAGAATACTTGTAACTGCCAGCGCAACAGCAATTCAAGAGATAACGAGCCTTGTTGCAGATGTGACAGCAGAATGACTAACGCTGACAGAATTAGAAATATGTCAGATGAAGAGCTAGCAGAATTTCTTGTCGGATTTAAAAACACATTCGGCGAGGAATACGAGGGAGAAGCTAGTTGTATGGAATGGCTTCAATCAGAAGCGGAATAGGAGAGAGTATGGAAGAAAATTACAACGAAGCTATAGCAGAAGTAAGGTTTAATATGTCAACTATAGGGCTTAAAGAAAGTAGTGTTAAAAGAGTTGTAAAAGCAAGAGATTTAGCAATCAAAGCACTTGAAAAGCAGATACCGAAGAAACCTATATTTAACCATAACCTTAGTGATACTCTTTCTTTATTCCATTGTGAATGTGGAAACGCAATCAAAGTCAGCCACGATATAGGAATAATGAATAACAACAATGCACCGAATTACTGTAGCAAGTGTGGTTGTAGATTAGATTGGAGTGACGAAGAATGGGATTGATTGATACAGATAAATTATTAGAACTGATAAAAGACCAGAAAGAAAGAGAGATAGGAGCATATGCAAAAGGCATAAATGCTGGTCTGAATATTGTAAAGAGTATTATCAATGATGAAACACAAACTCCAACCGCCTATGATATTGATAAGGTTGTAGGGCAGTTGAAAACAAACTCTTCTGTAAAACTGTATGGAAGTGGCAACAGTGATAATTATCTCATTCCTGTTAAAAGAGCAATCGAAATAGTAAAGGCAGGTGGAATAGATGGCTAAGATATTAAATAAATGCCCTATTTGTGGTGCAAGATTAGAATACTCGGATTTAATGCAGTTTTCTAAAGATTATCAGATTAAATTAAATGGTAGATTGTCCAAAAACTCTAAAAATAGCAGTGTATCTCCTATGGAATGTGGATTTATAAGTTGTACCTCTTGCGATTTCCATACTAACTGTGATTTAGAGTGCGAAGAAAACCACGATATAAAAATATACCAGGAGAATGGAGTGTATATGTATGAAGATTAACGATAGATATTTATTTAAAGCAATAGATACCAATTCTGTATGGCGTACAGGCTTACTTATAGCTTTAAAAGGTAATAGATGTGCAATTGAAGAAAGTGACGGAAGCAAATGGGCGTGTGACGCTAAAACTCTTTGCCAATGCACAGGTTTAAAAGATAAGAATG